CTGGCTCGCTCGGTCCAAGTAACCGTCAGGGTGTTGGTCGTGTCAGGGTTCAGGTAAAGCATCTGCTTGTAAATGTGCGATGCCCCCGAATTTCACAATTTGCGCCCAATCTGCCTGTATAGTTCGGCCCGCTTCTTGGCGGTTTCAGCCACGTTGAACCGCTTCTTGATGTCGGCCGTGAGGTTGTCAGCCAAGCCCTTACGCAGGTCGGGGTCAAGAATTAACTGCTTGATATACTTATACCAATCTTTCGGCTTGTTGTAAGGAACCAAGAACCCGTTCTCTCCGTGTTTGATTACGTCCGTGTAGGGGATGGTTTCGGATGCGATAATCGCCTTGTTCATCCAGCCCGCCTCGACCACCTTCAACTCGGACTTCAGTTTGTTGAACTTGGTGTCCCTCAAAGGTGCAAGGGTAGCGTTCACGAAGTTGTAGCCACCCACATACGAGTAAATGTCAGCAGCCTGAATGCGTCCGTAGTTCGGATTATTCCCTTGGTCGCTGATTATCTTTTCGTAGCCCTCGTACACGGGATTGTTGTCGTTCCACCCTCCGAGGTAGAGGCGGTATTTGCCGTCAAGGTTTGCGTCCCAGCGTAGTTTCTGCATCCCCTCACGGAGCATTTCCATGTCCTCGCCATGCTGCGCACCTCCGAACCAACCGAACTTGACGAGGTGTTTATCGGGTTCTTCGTCGGGGTTGGGGATGAACTGCTGATAGGCTTCGTATGGCTCGTTCTGCAATATGCTCACATTCGCATTTAGAGGCCGTATGCGAGCAGCAAGGTGTTCGGTGGTACAAGTTACCCAATCAGCCAATTTGATGTGCTTACGGATGACCTCTGCGAGTTTGGTTTGGTGATAGTGGCGGTACATGATGTGTCCGCTCTCAAGGACCCAATAATCGTCCAAGTCAAGGATGACTTTGGCCCCGTATTGGGTCAAGGCTTTGTAGACGTTCTCCACCTGCTCCATGGTTCCCTGACACCAAAGCCTGCTGAAAAGGAATAGGTCAATAGATTTCAACCCCTCGTCGCTGATGGTCGTGATATTCTCGACGCACACATAGTCAAACTCCGGGTAGTTGTCGCCCAAGTATGCGTTCGGCATTTCAAGGCGATAGAAACTGCACCCGGTTGGATGGGCGTTGTAAACAATGCAAATCTTCATGGGGTAAAAATAAGAAGGGCAGCCATTGCTGACTGCCCCTCTCAAACCTCAGATGAAGAAAACCTGATGCGAAGATACTACGAACCGAGTATCTGCGTAGTCGATGGTGCAAAGACTGTTGACGCAATTAGGAACATCGGGTCAGGCTCCATTCCGGTCAAGGTCAATTCGTATCCGCTGCGGTCCCCGAAGGCAGTACCAGTTCCAGCGGTTCCAGCGGTTGCTTCCAAGCCGTTGGCAGAGCCTAACAACCAGTAACGACTGTTGTTGTCTTGGACGATGACGATGACACGGTTGCGTACCAGCAGACGGAGTTCGTTGCGGACTGCGACTTGCAGTTTGTTAATCGTGAACGTTACTTCGGGGGTGTAGAAGATTGAACCGTTCTCGATGCTTGCGTTCAAAGTTTCGGTCATGGATGACGTAGCCTTGGTCAAGTCATACTCAAAGAACCCACCCGAAGCGTACCCAGTGAAGCCTGTAACCGCACCTGAAAGGTTAGTGTTGCAGGACCCCGTTGGGATGAAGGATTGGACATAAATTGTTTTGATGCCACCGACTGAATCTCGGCATCCAAGGGCGTAGCCAGTTGTTAAGGAGCAGGACATATGTGTATTTGGGTTTTAAGTTTCAAGGAACAAAAAGCAGGGGGAGGTTTCCCTCCCCCCTACACATTAGGTCAAGCGGAAGTCAACAACCAAGTCGGGGTAAGCGATTTGTACGCCTGCTTTGAAGGCTGCTTGGAAGCGGACTTCATCGTTGTCTTTGCTGAACCAGATTGAGAACTGTTCCTCATCGCTCAACAAGTCGGTTCCGTAGAAGAAGTTACCGAGGTACGAAGAAACGATGCGGTTTGTTCCAGTCAATCCGGGAACCGCAATGACACGGACGTTTGTGCCGGGATACATGATGTCACCATCCGCAAGGCCAGCCAAGTCAACTTGGTTGTACATGACGTTAGCGGTTGATTTGAACGCACCAAGCAACGTGCGGAAGTTGTCCCAACCGCAGAAGATTACGAGGTCAGTCTTGGTCAAGATGGCCTGCGGAATTTGGTTGTAGATGCCGTCGAAGATGGCGATTGCGTTGCTTGTAGTGATACCAACGGAGGCCGAAACCGCTCCTGTGTTACCGCTGATGGTAGAACCCGATGCAGCATTCAACAACTGGTTGACGCCTGAAAAGTAGGTGTTGCCCTTCCAAATTGCGTTCTCCAAAGCCTCTGCGATACGGAGAGCCTTCTGCTCGGAGAAAGCCTGCTCGAAAGGAACACTATCGTAGGTAGAGCCAGCGGTCAACTGGGTCTGCATCCAGTACTGCTCTAAAGAGCGAGGACACAAGGTTTCTTGCACTTTCATACGACCAACGGTGATGTTACGCTGACTGAATGTAGTTGTGCCGGAACTTGCGTAACCGCAAACATCTCCGCCTTGAATCAAGGCATCGGTGTCCATGAGGTTCAACGCAGCAGCGAACTTGATGCCCACCTGCTTGGTGAACAGGGCTGCTGAACGAGCCGAGAATACGGCCTTGGTGATGAGCGGTAACCGCTCTTGGTCGGTGTAGGCGTTTAGATTGCCAAAATTGTATGCCATTGTTAATGGGGGTTTAGGGGGTTAGTTTTTTTTGAGTGATTGAAGTGCTTGTGCGAGAGCGTTGAAGTTCTGCGATGCTTGAGCCTTGCGCTGCTCGACGATTGCGGAACCGCTTGCTTTTGGGGCTTCGGCTGGGAGTTCGGAAACCTTCTCGACGATGTCGGCCATGGTTTCAACCTGCGATGCGAAGGCAGACATTTTCTCTTTCATCTTGCCCATCTCGGCATAGGCAGCCTTGAGTTCTTCCATGATGGCTCCGAGGTGCTTGGCAACGATGGCCTCCACAACTTCGGGGGTCATGGCAGGATAAGCGTCTTTGATTTCTTCGGTTACCTCAACGGCCACTTCGGGGGTGATTTCAGCAGCAACGGGCAAGGCTTCGATTTCGGGGGTTGCTACTTCGGCAGCGATGACCTCAACGATTTTGCCTCCTTCGGTCTTGATCGTGCCAACGCCTTCGACAACATGCTCGCCATCGGGTGCAGGGAGTGTGCCATCTTCGGCAACGACGTAAACGGCAGTCCCGGCAACGAGGTCCCCGTCAACACGGACAACCGTGCCATCGGTCAACTTGTAGTCAGCGAAGGACTGCTTTTGGGTGCTGAATTTGCGGAGTTCAGTCCGCAGGGATTCGATTGCGTTTTTCAGGTTCATAGTTAGTGGGATTTGTAGGTGGGGGTTAATTGTTGCAAAAAAGCGGTAAGTTCATCGGCCAAGCCAGCGAGTGCGATCTCCATTTCGGATTCGGTCTTGTCCATTCCAAACAGGCCCTCAACGGAGAAACCCCGGAAGAGGTTGCGGTTGTCCCACACCTCGTCGTTCTCTACCTTGAAGGAACCGAACCAAGAGCCGTCGGGTGTGTCCTCGTAGCCTTTTGGAGGCATGATGCCACGCTCGGCATCGGTGATGTAGGACTCGAACATGAACACGCCATCCAGTTCGGCATTGTGGTAGGCGTTCACGTTGTGCTGGTTGCCTTGCTTGAAATACTTTTGGACTATCTTGCGGATGGTGGCTTTGTCAAACACGACGTAGTACTCGCCATAGGTTTCGTCCTTGCGAAAGATGGGAGTGTCTGCAAGCATGAGAGGCCCGGTCAGCACTCTCCGTTCGCCTGTTTCGGTGAACTTTTGTGGTGTCTTTGCGAAGGCTTGGAATGGCCGTTCGATGGCGGGCATATCGGTCAGGGCCACGAATTGGACCCCTTCATCCACCTCGTCCACGGTCATCCTGTAAATGGGTAGTTCCATGCAGGTAAATGTCCTATGCCCCCAAAGTTGCAAATTCCTCCAACCTCCGAACCCTGCGAGTGCTTTGGGTGATGTCCCTCTCCACCACATAGGCTCGCATCGGGGATGAACCTTGGCCTTGGCCTTGACCGAATCCAGACAGGTCGGTAACGTTCGGGTTTGCGAAGATTGACGGGGCTGCTGCTGCACCCGGTGCGCCAGCACCTGCTGCTCCTGCTGGAACACCACCGCTATCCCCTCCGCCTGTAATGGCTTTGGCTCCTTGGATGCCAGCAGCGGTAATCGCTGCGATGCGTAGCCCTGCCCGAATCTTTGAAAGCGTGTTGTAGGCCTTGAGTTGTGCGACCCCTGCTGCTCCTGCGGTTATAGCATTGGCTGGGTTTGCTGCTGCGATGACCGCATTCGCTGCCATCTCTTTTTGCAGGTTGACGATGACATTGGCAATAGCAAGACCTTTCTCCAAGGCCAAGGCAGCAAGAGCAAGTCCCTTGCTTTCATTGCCAAAGGACTGCAAGATGCTTTGAACGGATTGCAATGAGTCCATGGTTACCTGTTGCTTAAAGTCGGCCAAGGCTTGCTCGTTGGCCTTCATATCCTCGTTGAACTTCTTGCGACGCTCCATCTCGGTCTGCACCGCTTGGGCGTTCAAAGCGTCCTGCTTGGCGTTCTGGTCAGCCGTAATCTGCACCAAAGCGTCAGCCGTTGTCTTGGCTTGCAGTACTTCGGTTTCGGCCATGATAGCCCTTGACCGAGCCTGCTCTTCCATCATTAACCTGCGAGCCTCTGCGGTCTTCCTGTCATCTTCTTCACGCTTCTTGTTGGCCTGAATCTGTGCCTCGGTGTGGGCTTCGTATGCATCCCGGTAATTGGAGAGGGCTGCTTCTTCACGCAACAACGCCTGCTCCCTCGCCTTGGCGGCAATGGCTGGGTCGGGTAGATTCAGGAACCTGCGGACCGCTGCGGTGAGTTCATCCCACTTGGCTATCAAAAGTCCTACGGCTGCGATGGCTGCACCGATACCCGTTGCAAGCAAAGCGATTCGGAAAGCCTTCATCGCCCCCGTACTTGCCCCGACTGCGGTTGCGTAGAGGGCCTGTGCTGCTGCCTGCCCTTGGGTGATTAGAATAGAATCCTTGTTGAGCAAATTAGCAACCTGCTGCACTCCAGTAGCGAGAGCCATGGCCCCTTGGACCTTGAGTAAAGACTTCTGCAAGTCCTCGTTCTCGGAGCCGAACAACGCTGCTGCACCTTGGGCGATTTGGAACCCTGCCGTTATCCCCTGCACCGCTGAAACAACGGTGTCAATTCTTACGGTGTCGCTTGCAAGGGTCTTGATTCGCTGCGAGGTGTCCCCGATTTGGTCTTTGAGTTTCCCCGCCTCCTGCTCCATTTGCTTGAACGCCTTCGTGCCTTCTTGCCCGGCCAAAGACATATCAATGAGCGTCTTTTGGAGTTCACGCAGACGCTGCTTCGCACTCGTCGTGCCTTGTGCGGTTGAGTCTTTAATCCCTACTTCGAGGACGATTTCTTTAGTAACTGCCATAGTTTTTTATTTGTCTGCCCATGCTGGTAATCCCGACACAACCTCCAAGACCTGACCTTCCGTTCCGATTCCTAAGTTGACCCAAGCGGTTCCGTCCCAATACTTGATGTCGCCTGCTGCATCGCCCGGAGTGAACCCTGCACCTGCTGGACCGGGGTCGCCTTGCGCACCTGTTGCACCCGTTTCACCCGGAGGACCTGCAACCGCTGGGAGTTCTTTGATGGTTGGAATGGGAGGTACTTCGTTCGGGTAGTCCGAATCCGTTGCAGGAACTGGCCCATCGTAAGGGAAGTAATAGATTTGCTTTGGGGCAAACTCGGTGAGGTTGAGAATCCTGCGAAGGGTTACCCGGCAAGGCTTCTGCTGACCTATCTCGTAATCCCGAATCTCAAGCAGCCTCCAACGCACCCCTCCGTAGTAGATGGGAGTGCGAAAGTCGAGTTGGCTGATGTCCACGGCATTGAGCATGATGGAGAGTTCCAACTGCATCGCCTCACGACTGACGGTTTCTTGGATGAAATTCCACCAATAGATGTTGAACAGGTTGTTGTTCGTGTATG